AGCCCCGGCTGGTCACGATCACGTCGGCGCAGCACCTGGGTTGTAGTAGCCGCCGCGATAGTCGATCGCGCCGACACCGAAGTCGTGCACGACCTCGATCACCGTCCCATCCACGCCGAGCGGCTGCCCGACGCGAATCGACGGCGCTTCCGCGTCGCCCACGTAGCCGTAGACGTAAACCGGTGCCACCGCAGGGTCCGCGAAGAGATACCAGCGGTTTGCCGGGATATTCGCATCGGCGACCACCTCGAACAGACCCGCGAAGACGTTCACGTTCTGCGGCGCCGACGGAACGACCGTGCTCGACGCGAACTGCCGCGCCTGGAACTCGTGGATTGGAGAACAGACGAGGTAGCGCGGCGCCAGGTTCAGCTTGAGGCCATCAAGCGAAGCCTGATTCTTGATGGCGGTGAACCCTGCATTGAGCGCGAGGAAGGTCACCGCGGTTGCGGTTGCCGCCTTGTTTGCGCGCCCTGCACCAGTGCCGAACACGGGTGCGTTACCCTCGGAAAGGGTGGGCCCATCACCGCTGTTCTGGTTCAGCAGCGCATAGGCAGTAGCGTTTTCCCACGCTGCCACGCGCTGCCCAATCATGGTCGCGAACTCGGCGAAGGCACCAAGATCGTCATTGATCAGTGCCTCACGGGTGATAGCCACGCCGCGCGCATACGGCTTGGCCTGCACCAGCTCGCGCTTCTCCGAAATCGTGCCGCGAGTGATTTCACCACCCGGGCGCAGTTCGACGAGGGTCGGGAAGTCGCCGACAGTCAGGAACGAATGCGGCTTGAAGTCGTTGAACCGGCGCCGCGCGAAGAACCGCCGGTAGGACGGTTGCGCAAGCGCGTAGCCGGCCTCAAGCATCTTGTTGCCAGCGTTGGCCAGCAGCAGCGGGAAGTCGGAGGTGCTGTGGAAAGCGCGCGCGATGAGCCGGCTGCGGTCGCGCACCGACACGTTCTCGCCACGGGCGCGCGCCAGCTCAAGCAGCATGTCGGACGGGCGGAGGCTCGCATACTCGCGCCACTTGCCATCGCCGACCTTGGCGCGCACCTCCGGCATTTCACGCGCGGCGATCGCAGTCGCCATCGCGTCGATCACTACCGCCGGGTCCTCCCACGAGTTCCCGAACTGGCACACAGGACGCGGCAGGAAGCCCGGCATCGTGCGCTCGGCAACGCGCGCCTCCTCATCCGCCGCCCGGCCCTTGGCCAGCGCATCGAACAGAAGGCCCTGGAACGCCGTCGCGTCCATGCCCTCCTCAATGGCGCGCGCCTTGAGCGCGGCGAGCGTCGTCTCGTGCATGCCCATCGCGCGCGCCTTCTCGGCCGGCGCTTCCAGCGACGCGATGCGCTTGCGCTCGGCCTCTGCAGCAGCCGCACGGATCGCGGCCTCATCCACCGGCGGGGTCGCCGGCACGTTGGTCTCTTCGGCCATCCGGCCCTCCTCTTGCTGAACAACGCCAGGGGACGGCGCCGATGCGCCGCCGGCCGCGCGCACCTGCGCGCTGGCATCGGCCGGAACAGGAACAAGGCTGATTTCGTGCGGGGTCCAACGAACCGCCGTCCGCACCAGCCGACCCTTCTCGTCGCGGGTTTCCCGCCATTCATCGACGGCATACCCGACGGAAACGTTGCGCAGGATGCCGTCCTGCACGTCGCGAAGAATGTCGCGGACATTGTCGCGCGCCGAAAACCGCACAAGCGCGCGGCCCTCGCCATTCTCGATCCAGGCGCGCTCGACAGTGCCGATCACATCATCCAGCGACCAGCGGCCATGGGTGTCAAGCAACGGCGCGCCGGCATTGAGGCGACTCAAGTCCACCGCGGCCGGGTCCATGGTCAGCCTTTCAATGTAGCGCTGCTCGGTGCGCCAGTCGAACCGCTCGACGTCCACGCCACGTCCCCAGGAAAGCTCGACTGTCCGCGTCTCCGGGTTCCAGGTGCTGGGCGCAAAACGTGCTTCCAGCCGCGGCAATGCCGTGGTCTGCAACTCCGACATCTCTGTCTCCTGTTACTGGCGGGCGCCGCCGCCATCTCCTGCGGCGCCAGTCGCCGCGATCTCGATCGCGCTGTTGACCGCCTGGTCCTGCGCGTTACCGCCGAGCGCCGTGCGCCGCGGATCAGTGTCGAGGATGATGCCGCCATCGTCGGCGGCGGCGTTCGCCTCGGCGATCTGGCGCATGACCTCGCCGAAGTCGTAGCCGAACTGGGCGACAGCTTCCTGCTGCGGCACGAATCCGGCACGCACTTGGCGGATCAGCGCCAGGGTGTCCTTGAGCGGGTCTACCATCTCTGGCGCAGGCGGCGTATTGATGACGCGCGGCATCGGCTCAGGCCACAGCCCGCGCCGCACGCCTTCCGCATGGAAGCGCCGCGTCACGCGCCCGACCATCAGCGGGATCAGCAGCGTGTATTGGATTTGCTCCAGCAGCCGCCGGAACTCGATCTTGCCCGCGCGCAGGCTCGAATAGTTGGCGCGCGTCAGGTCCCCAGACACCTGGTCGTAGCTGAGACCGGTGCCGACGGCTACTGCTTCCAGCGAGCGTGCGGCAAAACCCACATGACTGCCGCCGCCCGTCGGCGCGATGGTTTCGATTTGCCGATCGCCGCGACCATAGAGAATCTGCTGCGGTTCGATGGCCTCCACAAGCCTGCCCTGCGCGTCCGTCAGGAGATCGGTTTTGCTGTCGGCTGTCAGAGGGCTGTCGTCATAACCACCCGTGACCACCAGCGCCAGGCAGGCCTCGACATAGGCTTTCCGCAACAGAGCCGTGTCGTATTCCGCCAGGTCGCGCAGCGTCCACAGGATCGGCGCGAGCCACGACACGTCGCGCAGCTGTCCTGGGCGGCGGCGGCGGAAGAGGTGGATCACGTCCTCCGCTGGCACGCGCACGCGCTCGGCAGATGGGCGGCGCCAGTTGAGCGAATCATCAAGCTGCGGAAGCAGGTGGTAGGCGATGGGGCGGCCGAAGGCGTCCGTTTCAATGCCCTGGATGATGGCACCGTCGGCAAGCTGGCGGTTGTGTGACCAATCCAGGCGATCGCCCTCCATCACCTGGATACGCAGCCCCACCGGATTGTCTGGCGTGGCTGGAACGCGCCGTAGCCACATGATCGCCTCGCCACTTTCCACCATCGCCCGCACGGCGAGCGCCTGGAGGCCGGCCCAGTCCGTCATGCCTTCGTTGTCGCACTCGGTGGACTGCGACCATGTCGCCCACATGGCGCGGTGCGGCGCGTCGGGCCATTGCGTGGTGATGCCGGTGCCCACTAGGTTCGCGGCCCAGAGGTCGACGACGCGCGCGGCATACGCGTTGTTCCTGACGGCATCGCGTGCACGGGCGGCCACCGTCTGACCGGCGCTGGCGATTGCCGCGTTCGGGCCGCCGCGTGGTGGCGTCCACGGCGCACGCCCTGGCGGCTGGCGCGCGGCGGCGTAGGACGCCGAGCGACGCGATAGCAGAGGCGTGCGACCGGCTAGGCCAGCGAGGGCGTTCCGGATGCGGGCTGCGATCGTCATGCGAATACGCCGACCAAGCCGCGCGCGGCGTCGGGATCAAAGCGCGCGAAGCCCGACGGCGGCGACAGAGGCTCGCGCGAGCGCACCACGAGCACCGCGCGCTCGGGCTCGCCGTCCGCCAGCGCGCCGATCCACGGGCCGAGCACATGCAGCTCGGCGGCCTCGCGCGAGCGCAGCCACGCGCGCGCGGTCTCCGGCTCCGCTGTGAGCGCGATCTCCCACCAGGCGCCGCCGTCGATCGGCGTGGCCGCCTTTTCGACCTGCGTCCTCTCCGCCGTGCGCGTGCCGATGACCTGGGCCTTCGTCTCGCTCATGCTGCCACCGCCCATCCAGGGTTTGCCGCCGCCGTGCCTGCCGGATAGAGCCGCACGCGGCGGACGTGACGCTGCCCGCTGCGCGGCGTGATGGTGTAGGAGCCGCCGGTCACGACTTGGCCCGCGCGCCACTCGCCGCCCGCGGTGTCCTGCACCAGCACGTCATAGGTGCCGTCGGATACTGCTAGCGCCACAGCATCGGCTGCACGTGTGGAGACTTGCGGAACTCCTGGGTCTGGGAAAATGCGCGACGATGGCGCACTTCCTGAAGCCATCTGCGGCGCGCCAATGAAAAACGTCTCGTCTATGTCATCACCGTTATCCACGACCAGCCACACCGAAGTCATGCGGTTCACCGACGATGTGAAGGTTATTGTTCGTGATCCAATAACCCGCTCGTTTATGCGTGGAACTGGCTCTATCAAAGAACCCAGCGCGGTCTGATGACCGATATGCCATCTCGTTTGCGGCGTAACGCCAATGCTTACTTCACGACGTAGATACGCAGAGAACGTAATGGTCTCCACACCTGTTGCCGTAACAGCGCCGCCGATGCGAATAACGTGATTCCCAGAAGCTGTTGCTATGCCGAACACGCGAAGCACAATGCCGGGAATGCCAGATCGCACAGCGTTTGGTGTTACTACTTCAGTAGTCAATCCTGTTACCACGCTATGCATTGCCCAACCTGTTGGCAATGCGCCACCCGAGCCGATCACGCCTGCTATTGCACCTTCGCCACGGGGGTTCGGTGCCAGATTCGTCGCACTCGGCTCGATCAGCAGCCCAAGCGGCACGCCGTCTGGTGTGTGATCAAAGCGCGGGACGTTCGTTGCTACTTCAACCAGCGTGCCGCTGCTGTCAAAATACGTCCCGCGGCTCGCGCGCGAAAACGTGACGTTGCTCGGGAGCACCCCATCGCGAAAATCCGCGCCAGGCACACGCTCCTCAAACGGCGGCAGCCCTAGCAGCATCCGGGCGGCAGTCGAGACAAACGGCATGCTCACCAGCCCCCGTCGCGCGGCCCAACCTGCGCAATCGTCATGCGCGGCTGGCGCGACGTCGCCGGAAGGCTAGCCGCATGCAGCGCGACAAGCGCGCGCTCAATATCCGCCAGTGAGCGGTATTCCACCGTCCGACCGTCCACGGTCACTCGCGTCGTGCCCGTCGCGTAGGCGTCGTATAGCGTGCGTGCGGCCGTGCCCTGCGCCTGCGCCTGCGCCCAGGCCAGCGTGTCAGCAAATGCCATGACCTCTCCTCACCACGCCGCGCCAAGGCCGGCGCCCCAAGTCCGCGGCCGCACCGCAGGCGGCGGCACATGCGCAACGGTGTCGCTTTTTGCGGGCGGTGGCACCTGGCCCGGCGCGTCGGCCGTGTCCCCGGTCTCGGCGTGTAGTTCCCCGGCCGCCGACGACTGCAGCGCCCCCAGCGCGCTGGGGGCGGCCATAGCTGCTGCAATCTCCTGCCAGCGGGCGTCCGACCAGCGGTCCACACCAAGAAGAGCCGCCGCCGCGCGAGCATAGACGCGGCAGTCCAACGCCTCGTTCCTCTCGCGGGTCTTCACCCACTCCAGCCGCCGGAAGCCATTCCGACCGGCCCGCGCGACCAACTGCTCCGCCGTGAGCTGTCGGCAGAACTCCTCACCCGCCGCATGGACCGGCAGATGGACATAGCCCGCCGGGAACGGATCGCCGCTTTCTTCGGTGGGGCGGTCGAGCTTCAGCCAGCCATAGGTCTCGCCCTTCAGGAACGACGATCCCACCGGCCACACCTTGAGCCCGCCCACCTTGCGCCCGTTGCGCCTGACCTCCGTCGCCGCCGGCTGGCCGATGGCAGCACGCAGCCCGTCCTGGCCCTTCACGGCAATGGCGCGGCCCGATCCCATGCGCCGCACGAAGGCATAGACCTCCGCCGTCGTCATGCCGTCGCCGCTGTCGATCGCCGCCATGGCAATGGGCAGCCGATGCCCGCTGGCGTGCTGCCATGTGTCCTCAAGCAGCAGCCGCAACTCCTCCCACACCGCCGCCTCGAAGGGATTGCCTACCAGCACGCGGTGCTCGATCAGCCAGGACTGCCGATCCTGCCCCCAGGCCCAGATCGAG